AGCACGCCCATAACCAAGGACTCAATTATGGGCGTTCAAACTACAGAAGCACGCTTCGGCGTTGTCACGGCGACTCTTTCGCCAACCATCGTTGCCACCATCACCACGGCAGAGCAGACTTTCACCGTTCCCGGCCTTGTTGTCGGCGACTTGGTGGTTGTTCAGAAGCCTACTGCTCAAGCTGGCCTCGGCATTGCAGGGGCTCGCGTCTCTGCGGCCAACACGCTTGCCATCACGTTCGTGAATCCGACTGCTGCTGGTATCACGCCGACTGCTTCGGAAGTCTATCGGGTGCTGGTGTTCCGGCCTGAGTACACCCAGACGGCTTTTAACGTCTGATGACCATCGCGTCCTACTCTGACCTTCAAAGCTCGTTGCAGAGTTGGGCCAACCGCTCGGACTTGCCCGTCAGTGACCTGATCACGCTTACGGAGGCGCGTTTCAACAGAGACGTGAACTTCCGCCAGCTTGAGCCAGACAAGTCCCTGACGGGCGTTTCCGGGTCGCGTTTCATTGCACTGCCGACCCAGTTCAGCGAGCCGCGTGTTCTCTGGATCGAATGGTCATGGGGACGTGAGCAACTGCGTAACGTGGAAGCCTCTTCCATGCTGACGCGGGCCAACTCGGGGCGTCCGTACTACTGGACCATCGACAACAGCAATATCGCCTTCGAGCGTCCGCTGGATCAGGCTTACAGCTTCACGTTCCGCATGACGCAACAGGTGGCGTTGTCGGCATCTTCTCCGACCAACTACGTACTGACCAGCTATCCAGACATTTACCTGTATGGTGGACTTGTCCAGGCAGCGCTCTGGATGAAAGACGCGGACATGCTGAAGACGTTTGAGGCGGCTTATCAGCAGGCGGTCAGCTCCACCAACCAACAAGAGGCCCGCAGTCAGGCGTTTGCTCCGCTTGTGAGTGACGATGCCCTGCGCCGTGCCATGCCCTTCAACATTCTTTCCGGTGAGCCTTACTGATGCATGATGGATCGCTTGTAGCCAATGACGCGGTGGCAGTCACCACGTCTGATACGTTGAACATCAACGGCATTGGCCTTTATGTGGGAACTGCCGGAAACGTGCAACTCACCACGGGTGCCGGTAACGTGGTCATCATCCCGGCGGGTGCTGGTGCGCTCATTCCCCTGCGCTTCAGCAAGGTCTGGGCAACCAATACCACGGCGACCAACATGGTGGCGCTCAAGGCATGATGAACGCCCTAGCGTTGGCCATGGGGGCACCTCTGACCAAGGCGGGGGCATCCGCCCTAGCCCTGGACGGCCTCTCCGCGTCTTCTGCCGCTGCGTTCTCTACCCGCAAGCTCCGCTCTGCCTATGCGGGCCAGTGCATGAACGTGCGCCGGTCTTCGGACAATGCCACGCAGGACATTGGCTTCGTCAACAACGTGCTGGACACCGCAAGCCTGCTGACGTTTGTGGGGGCGAATAATGGGTTTGTGACGACGTGGTATGATCAATCAAGCAGCGGGTTTAATGTTACCCAAGCCACGCAAGCCAACCAGCCGCAGATTGTGGCCAGTGGAGTGGTTCAAACGCAAGGTGGTAAGCCATCCGTATTGTTTAATGGAACCACGCAATTTCTTGCAACGGCGTCCAGTGTTGCCACGACTATTCAATCCGCGAACGCAGTTATTCTTCCGACTGCGTTCCCTGTCCAAGCTGAAATTATTCGCCAAGAAGCTACCATCAGCGGAACGGTGTGGGGGCTTAGAACTTCTGGAACGCAGTACAATTTAGTTCTTGCGTCTACCCCTCCCGGTGCGATTGGGGGAACTGCAACTTCGGTGTTCCAAATCTTTACTGGAACATTCAACAACGGCACAAATGCAGCCGTTTATGTCAATGGTACTAGTGTGGCAACGAATACATCCACCCCTAATGGCGGAGCCAATGGTATAATCGGCGTAGGCGCATACTCCGGCGGCGGTGAATACTGGACAGGTAACATAACGGAAATCACGGCGTTCAATACCGCCATTTCAACCACCGATCGCCAATCACTCGAACACAATCAAGAAGCTTACTACGGGATTACCGGCGTATGATCCGCGCTTTGGTTTTTTCTTTGTGGTCCATGGCGCTGGTGGCTCATGCCGATCCGGTCATTGGCGCAAAGCCAAACCGCATCAATCAGCCCGCGTCCCAATTCTCAAACTCCGCCGCCTGCTCAAAAAAGATCGGGCTCGGAGCATGTTACACACAAGCCTTTCGCTATCCTTCCCCGACACTCACGCAATCCACCAGCCTTGCCAACGGGCCTCCTTGGCGCGGGATCAACCAGGGTGGCATTGGATTCGGCACGAATTTTGACAGCATCCCGCTGACCATCATGCAGCCCTACTACGCGTCTCGGGGCTTCAACGTGGCGCGCTTTCCCATTGGCTGGGAACAGATGCAGCGAAGCCTCTGCACTGCCGTCACGACGCTGGATGCGGGAGAGTTGGCCAACCTGGATGCGACGGTCGCGGCTGTCACTGCCGCGGGCATGGACATCATCATCGATCTGCACAGCTATGGAAATTATAACTACACTTATGCAGGCCGAACCTGTGCGTCTCCACCTGACAATGGCGCGTACAACAACACCACCACGTCCAGTTATTTTGTCAACTTCTGGACCCAGATTGCCACGCGCTACAAAACCAACCCCAAAGTCATCTTTGACCTAATGAATGAACCCTACGTGGTCACGGCAGCGCAGGCCAACGCGGAATCCCAGCTTGCTATCACGGCCATCCGGGGTGCTGGTGCAACAACTCAATATATTATGGTGGAATACGGCGGCGATTTTGCCGACTGCCGATCCATTTCGGCCACGACGGGCGCGCTGTTCAAGACGCTTACCGACGCGCAATCGAAACTGATCCTTGAGTGCCATAACTATTGGGACAGCAACAATTCCGGCGCAACTGGCCCTGCCGTTCAAGGCGCTGCACTCAATCGCATAAGTGCTGCGACGACCTATGCAGCATCCAACTCCATCAAGCTATTCTTCGGTGAGTTCGGGATTTATGACGACCCTACGTCGTTCTCCGAAACCAAAGTTGCTTTGGATTACATCGCGGCCAATCCAACTGTGTGGGTGGGCTGGTCGGCGTGGGGTGGTGGTCCCAACTGGCCCCTGACATATCAATTCATCATGGAACCGCAGAACTATCTGCCGCTGATTGACCTTCACGTCATGCGGCTCCTTTCGACATATGCAGCGGGCAAAACGTGGTCCGCTGGTGGGGGCGCTTGGCCCTGGACGGCTAAATACCCATGAGGATGAAAATGCGTTTTCTGACGCCGTTTCTTGCGGCTCTAGCCTTATCCAGCGCAGCGAGTGCAGCTTGTGTGACCGGCTCGCTGTCGTCTGCGGCAACAGGTGGCACTTTCACGCCATCGCTGACGCAAAATGGGTTCCAAGTAAATGCCACGGCTCCAGCGCAATTCAACATTTCTGTAAGCGGCACATTTTCTGCAACTTGGCAAATTCTGCGCAGTATTGATAGCGGCGCAAATTATGCCGCCTTGAGCAGTTTGGGCATTCCGTACAGTTTTACCGGAACAATGAGCGAAACATTTACTGAGCCTCAGCCAAATGTGAAATACGCAATATCAATCGGTTTTTATTCTTCTGGCACTCTCAACTACGCGATCTGTCAATAATCTTTCAACAATCTGCATAAATCAACGCGCCTGTGAGGGCGTGAGGGATGACCTATGCCCACATACACGACCAACTATTCCATCCCCAAACCCACGAACAACGGCGATGCCACGACCTGGGGAACATACCTCAACAGTGGAATGGACATCATCGACACCACGGTGAAGTCTGTTTCGGTGGTGGCCAATGCTGCCTTGCCGCTTGCGGGTGGAACGCTGACGGGTGGACTGACTGGGACGACGGCCAATTTCAGTGGCTACGTTTCTGTTCCTGGCAACATCATTTCCGGTGGCGCAGCAACAGCTTTCACGATGGCGGGTGGCAACACGTATCGCGACGGCGGCTATATCGGCCTATACGGAAGCTCGGCAGTGGGGGTGCCGGGAACCATTCAATTCGGTGGCGGCACGGGCGCGGGCGCTAACACGTCTTTTGGTTCTTTCAACGCCAGCGGCACGTTCACTGTTCTTGCGGGGGTTACGGTTGGCGGCGCAATTGGCGTCGGGGGCAATGCAACTGTTACCGGAACGCTCGGGGTTACGGGAGCCACTACGTTTACCGGTGTGGCGACCTTTAACGGTGGTCTCAACAGTACCACAGGTGGCTTTAGTGGTGCAATTTCGGCCACGTCCGGCACGTTCTCAAGCACCATTTCGGCTATAGGCGCAACGTTTACCGGCCCGCTGTCTGGAACGGCGGCAACATTCAGTGGCTTGACGACGGCTTCAGGTGGCCTCGTAATCGGTAGCAACGTCACCACCGCGTCTAACGGAAGTGCATTCACCATCGCGGGCGGTGCGACGTACAACAACGGCGGTTCGATCAGTCTATACGGAAGCTCCGCAGCCGGTTCGCCGGGGACCATCCAGTTTGCAGGCGGCACGGGCGTAACGTCCACATCGTTTGGTTCTTTTGCTGCCAACGGAACCTTCGGTGTTGTCAACAACGCCACGGTTGGCGGAACGCTTGGCGTTACAGGCGTTCTGACTGCAACGGGTGGCGTTGTTGGAAACCTGACGGGCACAGCGTCCACCGCAACCAATCAATCCGGCGGCACTCTCAATGCCACGTCAGGAACGGTCAGCGGTGCGCTGTCTGTAGGCTCCCTGTCGGGCACTGGTTTGGCCTCCGCTGCACAGACCCTGACGGGATCGTCCACCACGCAAGCCATCACGCCTGCGGGTTTTTCTGGCAACTCCTCCATTGCCGCTAACGGCTATTACAAGCTCCCTGGTGGCCTTGTGATTGCATGGGGCAGCGTCGCCACTGCGGGCGCGGGAACCACAAGTGCGACGTTTCCCTATACGTTCACGAACGTTTTCAGCGTGCAGGGCACAGAGGTCGGAACTGGCGGCGGTGCAGCAGCTGGGCCAGCGATTTACAACGTCACCACGACTGGCTGTCAATTCGTCGTCAACCCCGGCGCTTCGGTGACGAGCGTCTATTTTGTCGTCATCGGCAACTGATGCTGTTCCCCCTCAACCTTCCCCCAGGCATCAAGCGGGGAGGTACGGAACTACAGTCAGAAGGTCACTGGTACGACGCCAACTTTGTGCGCTTCGTCCAAGACACGATCCGTCCCATTGGTGGCTGGGCAACGTTTGCCACATCTACCGTCACAGGAAAGGGCAGAGCGCTTCTGTCATGGCGGGACAATAGCGGCAACAACTGGACGGCTTGCGCGACTGAAAGCCATCTCTACGCAATCAGTCAGGCCGGTGTTGTGTATGATATCACGCCTGCGGGTTTCACGACCGGATATGCCGACGCCACTTCACTCGGAGGCTATGGCATCATTGCTTACGGACAGGGCAACTACGGGCAGGCCGCTGGTACTGGAACGTCTGGAAGCTATCTGCTTTCTAGCACGGACGCCACTGTCTGGACGCTGGACACGTTCGGGCAATACCTTGTCGGCGTCTCCCCTGATGACGGCAAGCTGTACGAGTGGACGCTTGGCACGGGCGTAGTCGCCGCTGCGATCTCTGGTGCACCCACATCATGCAGTAGCCTCGTGGTGACCGCTGAGCGCTTCCTGATGGCCCTTGGAGCCGGTGGAGTGCCTCGTACCGTTCAATGGTGCGATCAGGGCGTGGAGACGACGTGGACGCCCTCCACGACGAACCAAGCCGGATCATATCAGCTTGTCACGTCAGGGCGTATCATGACCGGCAAGCGGGTGCTGTCTGGTACGCTGATATTCTGTGACACCGACGTGCATCGGGCCACGTATATCGGCTATCCGCTGGTCTATGGGTTTGAGAAGATTGGCACCGGCTGCGGGGCTATTTCGCGCAACTGTGTGGCCGTTCACGATGCGGTCGCTGCATGGATGGGGCCGAATGGTTTCTGGACCTATAACGGGTATATCCAACCGCTGGAATCTCCCGTTCAGGACTATGTGTTCTCCAACCTGAACCGCCTGCAAGCCTCCAAGGTCCACGCGGTCCACAACAGCCTCTATAACGAGGTCTGGTGGTTCTACGTCTCCAACGCGTCCACGGAAATCGACAAATACGTGGTCTGGAACTACTCGGAAAACCATTGGTCCATTGGGTCGCTGTCACGTCTGGCGGGCTGTGATTATGGGTCTATCAAGGCACCGCTCATGGTGGATGCCTCGGGACAAACCTACTACCACGAAACCGGGTTCATCTATGACGGTACGCTGCCATATCTGGAAAGCGGACCCTTCCAGCTTGGTGATGGCACGGCCAATTTCAATGCCTTGGAGTTATGGCCTGATGACAAGACAGTCGGGGATGTCACGGCAACCTTCACGCTGAAGGCACGTCCCGACTCCGCACCCAATGTTGCGGGGCCATACACGCTTTCCGAAAAGACCGACATCCGGTTTTCTGGAAGGCAGGCGCGGGTGAAATACACCGCAACGGCAAATGATGATTGGCGTGTCGGCATTCCTCGCCTGATGCTGCAACCCGCCGGCAAGCGATGAATCCAGAGTCGTTCGAGGCGGAATGGTCCAGGTGTTCTCCGTGGATCAACGGAGCGCTGAAGTACGCCCTTGGCACTCACGACCTTGAAGACGTTAAGCGCGAAGTGATGGACCCGCACGACTCCGCAGCCTTCTGGCCCGGTGAGCGATGCGCGGTCATCACTCAACTGACCCGCTGGCCCAAGAAAACGCAACTGCACTTCTGGCTGTGCGGCGGGGACATGCACGAGCTGGTCAACGTGATGCGTCCGCAAATCGAGGACTGGGGGCGCTCATGGGGTGCCACCTGGTTCACGACGGCAGGACGTGAAGGCTGGCAACGCGTCATGAAGAAATATGGATATCACCCTGTTTGGCACGTATGCCTCAGATCGGAAGATGAAGCATGAGCCTCGGCAAAAGTTCGAACAAGTCGAACAACCAGAGTCAGCAGACCTCGAACAGCTTTAACAACTCGCTGAACGCTGCTAGTTCGAATAACATCAACGGGTCGCAGTCTTACTATGACCCCCTGATGCAGCAGAGCATTCTGGGCAATTACCAGAACGCGCAGGGGCTTGGCGGGATGGTGCAACCCTACACGGGGCAACTCACTGCCGGGTTTAACCCGACGCAAAACAGTTATTTCAGCAATGCTCTGAACACGGCCAACCAAGGCGTGGGCTCTGGTGCGATCAACTCGGCAACGCAAGGCACGCAGGGGCTGACGGGGTATAATCCGTCTCAAATCTCCGCGCAGATGCTCTCACAGACCAATCTGCAACCCTATATGAATCCATACATCCAGAACGTGGTAGATACGACCAACCAGAACCTGGACTACCAGAACGCCATTGCCAACCAGCAAGCCAATTCCAATGCCACGCAACAGAACGCGTTTGGCGGGGATCGGGTGGCCGTCGCGAACAACCTGAACAACTACACCAACCAGATGGCCAAGGCGCAAGCGGATGCCGGGCTGTTCTCTCAGGGCTACCAGAACGCTCAGGGAGCCGCGCAGAACGATATCAGCAACAATCTGCAAGGCCAGCTTGCCAACCAGAATGCGGGCCTCCAGGGGGCTAATTTCCAGCTTGGTGCGAACAACCAACTGGGTGCGCTGGGTGGGCAACAACAGCAGAACGCGTTCAATTCCCTTGGCCTTCAGGGATCGGTCGGCAACCAGCAGCAGGCCCAACAGCAGCTTGGTCTCACCAATCAGGCGAACCAGTATCAGCAGAACATCGGCAACCAACTGTCCCTGCAACAGATCATCAATCAGGCGCTGGGACTTGGCGGAAATGGTATGCTGAACAACTCCTTTGGGCTTGGAAACTCCAACTCCTACGGCGTTTCCAATGGCGCAAGCACCAGCCAGGGGACGAGTTCCGGGAGTTCGTCGGGTTCTGGATTTAACGTCGGCTTCAAGCCGGGAGCATAAGAAATAAATGGCGGGTCTTCTCGACTTTCTCGGATCGGGTGCGCAGGGGCTTGGTGGCCTTTGGGGGATGCCCGGTCAGCTTGGCGGCATGGGATTGCACCAACTGCAAGCCCTTGGCCTACTAAGTGGTGGGCAGCAGATGCCCATGCAGCCGCAACAGGCTCCGTTCTCTGGCGGCATTGGCAATGACTTTGGTTCCCCCCAAATGCCTCAAGCGGCTCCGCAGCCTGCGCCTGCTGATCCTACGGCAGACGGGACAATTGATCCGGTGACGGTGAATAGTGGTGGTCCACCCCAAGCCCCTAAGCTGCCCATGGCGGCTCCAAACTATGAAATGCCCACGCTTCAAAATGTACACGTTAACCCGTTGGCAGTGCTGGCTCGCGCCATCATTCATGGCGAAACCCCAGGCGAAGCGTCCCTTGCTGAACATCAGCAGGCGTTGGCACCGGCCATGGCGCAGTTTCAGGCGAACCAATACGCACAACAGGACGCTTCGCTTACACCGCAACAGAAAATCCTGTTCCGGGCAATGGGTCCGCAGGGTTACAATGCTCTGATTGCCAAGCGGGCGGAAACGGGATTGAAAGATGGCGAGGGCCTTCCGAACATTGGCGAACCCGGCATTGAAACGCTCAACGCCAAAACAATTGCAACGGCACCCGGCGATGGTCTGGCCACGCAAAAGTTAAATTCTGACGGGTCTGTTGGCGTCACCCAATCTGGGGGACTGAACGGAAAGCCTCTATTTAGTGACCCCGTATTCAGAAACGGTGTTTGGCAAAAGCTGAACAACGCCACGAACAATTGGGAAGCTGCTCCCGGCCTTGGCACCAAAGACCAATTTGAAATGAACAACACTGCCGTGCAAACCGGCATGGCAAAACAAAAACAGAACGTCGAAAACACTAACGCTCTGTTCAACGTGCCGCAGTTCGAACAACATCAAACATCCGCCGCACTTATGCGCGACCTGACGAACGCGGCCTTGAAACCCGGCGGGGTGTCTGATGCTGTCATTCGGGAAGCTACGGCCCGTATCGCGACCAAGGGTAAGGCAACGCAGTTCTCGTCCAACATGTTTGATGATGCGCAGGGTCCGTTGGCCAAACTCAAGCAGTTTGCCCCCGGCATCCTGTCTGGTCAAAAGCTGACCCCCGAAGCCCGTCAAGCCATGATGGAGTTCGTGCACGACAGCGCGCTTCAAGATCGCCAAGCCTACATTAATCGTGTTGCTCCGGTCGTCAAAGCGTACAAGGAAAATGGCCTTCCGGTGCCCGACATCAACTCTTCGCTGTCGGAAATCCCTGAAGTCCCTGGCATGGGTCAAATTCCTCGGGGGATGGGTGTTGTGCATGGTGAGCCGTCTGCTGCCAAAGCCGCCCCTCGTTCCGCCCCGCCGGTTGGTTTCGTGAGCAAGGGCTGGCGTTTCAGAGGGGGAGATCCTGCGCAACCGACTAGCTGGGAGCCCGCGCACTGATGGCTGGTCCGTGGGCTGATTACGCAACTCAAACCAAAGCCGCTCCTGTTGCACAGGCTCCAGCGCCCCAAGCTGGTCCGTGGGCTGATTATGCACCTTCGGCGCTGCCCTCTGCCAACACGCAGCAGCTTGCTCGCACTGGTACGGAGAACATCCAAAGCCGTCCGCTTGCGCCAATTCCGGGCACAAATGATTCAGTCGATGATGGTCAAGGCCATTACGTTGGTCATGGCCAACCCGGTTATGAACTGGCGGTGGATCAGGCTGCGCAGCCCAAATCCAACGAGGCGCTCGGGTTTTATCAGGGCCTGACCAAGCCGATTGACAACGCAGCGCAAGGTCTGGAATGGCTCGTCAATCAGGGGCTGAAGCCGTTCGGCGGCTCAACGGACGCCATCAACCATGCCCTCGGTATGCCTAGCGCCGCACAGGCCACGACGAGCCATCAAGGCTACATCAACCAGCAAATGGCCAAGGGCCAAACGCCTGGAATGATTGGGAACATTGCCGGTCAGACTGTTGGCACCCTTCCGTCGCTGCTTGAGGGTCCATTGGTCGGCGGTGCTATGGCTGGCGGCTTACTGTCCGATGCTAAAGACCCGCTCGGACTTGCAGCCAGCATGGGCGCAGGTGCTGCGGGTGGAAAACTTGGTGAGGCCGTCCTTGGTGGCTTGATGAATGTTGCCTCTCCGAAAATTTCGGAAGCCGCGCAAATGCTGCTGGACAAAGGCATTCGATTGACCCCCGGCCAGATCATGGGGGGGGCTGTGCACCGCGTTGAAAGCGGCCTTTCGTCGGTTCCGTTCCTCGGTGATGCCATCAACGCTGGACGGCTGCGCTCCCTTCAAGATTTCAGCAAGGCAACCGTCAACGACGCGCTCGGACAAATGGGCGAAAAACTTCCCACCGGAACGTCTGCCGGAAATGGGGCCATCGATGCTGCGCAACAAATTTTCGGGAAGCGTTACGACGCGCTCGCGCCGAAACTGACAGCAAGCCTTGACGACGGTTGGGCGTCTGGCGTCGGTGGGCTTCAGCAAGATGTGTCCAAACTGGGGGGCGGTTACAAGCGCGAATTTAATAGCATCCTCAATGATTCTATTATTCGCCGTGCCAACCCCGCAACTGGAACCGTGGATGGACAATCTGCACTTGACGCGCAAGAAGTCATCAACAAGGCCATCAAGTCCGCCAAGGGCGACCAAGGACCGGACGCGAGGGCGTATACTGGAATCCTGCAAGACCTTCGAGGGCAGCTTCAGGGTGCGATTGAACGTGGCTCGCCTGCGGTTGCCCCGGAACTTGCCAAAATCAATTCTGCCTATCGGGCCTACATTCCCGCAGAGACTGCCGCGCAATCCATCGGCGCGCATAACGGCGTAGCCACTCCGCACCAATACCTTTCGGCAATTCGGTCAGGCGACGACAGCGTTCGCAATCGGATGTTTGCTGCGGGGAACATGCAAAACCAAGGATTTGCTCAAGCGGGTAAGGAAGTTCTGCCGTCAAGCGTTCCAGATAGCGGAAGCCCTCTTCGGCATTTGTTGGAACTGTTTGTTGCGGGTGGGGTTGGCCTGGAATCTCATTTGCCTGTCGCTCCGTTGGCCTTGGGTTTGGCTCCCAGCGCCATGTACACCGGCACGGGTCAACGCATTATGCAGGGACTGCTAACGTCTCGTCCCTACGGTCGTCAAGCCGTTGAATCGCTATTAAACCCGGCGCGGCCAGTGGCATCGTCAGTTGGCGCGGCTATTACGCAACCGGCGGGACCGGGCCTTTTGTCCCTGTTTATGCAGCCACAAAAACAAGCCGTCGGCCTGATGTCTGTACCACCGCGATAATCGAGGATTGGCGTAACCACGCCATAAGCCAATGACCAACGACCCCAGGGCCGTGACGGTTGCGATCCAAAGCGGACTGCCGGATTTAAATTCCATAAGGCACCCCTACCACACATGACCACGCTTCCCAACCCCCCGGCGCAATACTCCGCAGGCGATCAGGCGCAGACCCGCGCTGCGATCTCCACGGCGCTGAACAGCCAATTGGCTCCGCGTGCCAACCCGGTCTTCACCGGCACCGTTCAGCTTCCTGTCTACACGGTTGCCAACCTTCCAGCAGCCAAGGCGGGGAGCGTGTCCTTTGCCTCCAATGGGCGCAAGAACGGTGAGGGTGCAGGGTTGGGAACTGGTGTGCTGGCGTTCTACGACGGAACCGCTTGGCGGGCTTGTGACACGGGCGCGACTGTAGCCGCTTAAGGGGCTCCCATGACAACCATTTACCTTCCGGCAGATATCGAGGCCGAAGAGGGCCGGGTGCTGTCTGCATACCCTGATCCACTCAGCCCGCTTGGGAGGGCCTGTGGAGCCCATCGGATCAAGCTGGTGGACTACCGAAGCCTTCCCGACTGGCACAGCCTCAGTGGGCTTCCCTGGACGATTGGCTGCGGCATGACGGGACCACAGATCGGCCCCGATACGGTGTGGACGGATCAGCAGGCTACCGATGAGCTATCCCACCGGATTGCGACCATCTGCGTTCAGCTGGACACCGCACTGCCCTGGTGGCGGCAATTGGACGACGTACGCCAGGATGTGCTCGTCGCCGTAGCGTTCCAGCTAGGCGTGTCCGGCCTGCTTCAGTTCAAGATAACGCTGGCTAACATCAAGGCGGGAAACTTTGAAGCTGCGGCCACGGGAATGCTTCAATCCTTGTGGGCCAAGCAGACGCCGAAACGTGCGGCCCGCATGGCTGAACAAATGAAATCTGGAATTAGACAGGAACACTGATGGCCGGTGAAAAGACTACATCCTATGCCAACTCCCTGTTGCTGTTGATCTTCAACGGCACGGCAATCACGGGGCTTGC